AAATGCCGTCTGAAAGGGGTTCAGACGGCATTTTTTATTCGGGGGTGCTGATTCTGACGGCGCGATCTGTCCAGTCGAGCAATTCGGCAGCATTGCACTGTTCGAAGCGTTCCAAGCTGCCGAATGAAGCTGCGCATTGGGCGATGCAGTCGTCGATGAGGCGGTAGGATTTGCCGCCCGCCTCTGCCGCCGTCTGGAAGATGTCGGGCGCGCCGCTTATGATTCGGGCGAAGGTGTCGGCTCGGTATTTGAATCCGGGGAGTAGCCCAATTCCTGCATGGCTGCCTGCATCTCGGCTTTGGCTGACGGCGGCGCTGAAAAAAAATCAATCGCTGCGTTCAACACTTGCGCGTCGGACAGGGTGAGCTGCCCGTATTGGATGCGCGTCAGGGGCGGCGTTGAGATTTTGGCCAGCAGCTTTTGCACGCTGTCGGTGTGTTTGATTTTAATCAAATCCTGACCTAAGCCTTCCATGTCTTTGGCCAATGGCTCGCGCAGGGTGTAGCGGCCGCCGTTTGACAGCTCGACCGAGACGGTGCCGTCGTCGTTGATTTTGATGGTCTGTTTCATTTTTTATCCTGTTTGAAAAGGGGCGCGCGCCCCTTCTGTTTAAAGGCCCAATGCGCCGCGCAATCCGGCGCGTTCGTCGTTGCCGCCGAATACGGCTTTGTTGGCGATAACGTCGATTTCGACAATCGGCTCGCCGTCCACGGATTCTTTCCAGTAAACCAGCTCAACCGTGAATTTATGCTCGCCGCCCTCGCCCTGCTTGTCGCTGCCGGGGTCGGCTTCTGTGATGCGGCCGCGCGCTTCGCCTTTTAATACTTGGTAGCCTGTGCCGTCTTCTTCCTGCAATGCGCCCTGATAGCGAAGCAGCTTGCCGCCGATGCTGCCGGACATTGATTTGAGCATGTCGGCATCGTAGCCTTTTGATGTGATTTCCATCGTCAGCTTTTCAAAGCCGTGGACGACGGTCATTTCTGTCATCGCGCCGCCCGGCGTGTAGGTCTCGGTTTGGCGGCTGATTTTGGGGCGTGTGATGTCCACGACGACGCCATACTGGTTCACGCCGTCGACAAACAGGTTGAAGCCTTTTAGGACTTTGGGCATTTTCATAATATTTTCTTCCTTTCAGACGGCATCAAACCGTAGTCGGTTTGAGGGTGTTGGCGAAGCTGACGACCTTGTCGGCAAGGTTCACGAAGAAGGTATCGGAGACGTGCTGGTTGAATGTTAGGTTTTCCAGCGGCGGCACCCATGTGAACTCGTAGCTGACGGCGAACTTGCCCGCCTGCACGGTTTCGGAGGTGTTCAAGGTTTTGTCGACGAAGACGCGCGCGCCGAGGATGTAGCCTTTGCTCACATATTCGGCGAGCTTGGCGTTCACCGCCATGATGATGTCTTCCATCAGGCTTGGGTGCATCGGTTTGTCCAATGCCCACATGAAGGCGGAGGCGATGGTTTCCTGAATGGTTTGGGCGGTACGCGTAGCCACTTCGAACGCCATCATGCTGTCGTTGGTGCATGTGCGGTTGCCCCATACGCGGAAACCGTCTTCCCTGATCAGAGTGGTTACGTCGGCATTGTTCAGGGTGTTCGCTTCGCAGTTCTTGTCGAGCAGGTCGAAGGTACGCGCGAATTTGAGAGCGGAAACGCCGTTGATTTCGGTGTTTGAAATGGATTTGTGCCAGCCTGCGATGCGGTCGAGCTTGGCGCGCGCGCCCAAAACGCGGGCGATGGTGGCGGCAGGTGCCGATGCGCGGCTGGTCGGGTCGAACGTCATAAATTCGTTGTCGATGAGCATCAACTCGCGCGCGCCGAAGTTTTTACGGTAGTTGGCGACTTCCGTAATGTCGCCGCTGCCGCCTGCTGCACCGTACACAAAGGCGCGGGTGGCTTGTGCCACGCCAACCAATTCGGTCAATACGTCTTGGCCGTCTAATTCGGGGCAGCCCAGAATTTTGGGGGTGAATCCTGTTACGGCTTTGGCGCGTCGGAGGGCTTTCAAGCCGGTGAACACGCCGCCCTCGGCAGTGCCGATGACGTTGGCTTTTAATTCTTCCGCGTTTTTACTGTCGGCCACGCGCACGATGACGACCTGCGCGTCAGCTTGGTCGACGATGGCGTCTAACGATTTTGCGAGCGTGCCTTTGCTGCCTGCTTTGCCGAGCAGGTCATAGGCAGAGGTTGAAAAAACGGGCGTATTTAACGGGAAGGCCTTCACGTCCGCATCGTCGGCGGTGCAAACCATGCCGATGACGGAGGTGGAGATGTCGCCGATGCTGCGTACGCCTTCTGTGTATTCGTTGGCGGTGATGCCGTGGTGGCGGTTGGCGGTTGCCATGTGCGTTGTCCTTTCGGGGAATGGATTTCGATATTAAAAATCAGGGCGGCGGGGGCGGAAAGCCGCGCGTGTTTTACGGGTTGGTTTTAGCGGGGATGCCGTCTGAAGCGTTCACGTTTTCGGGCGCGTAGCGTTTCTGCATTTCTCGGTAGTTGGCGATTTCTTTTTCCGCCCGTTCAAACAGGGCAAGGTCGGCGGCTGATTTCCGTCCACTTGTCGATTTGTGTTTGGCAAAATCGGTAAGGGTTCATCGCGCGCCCTTTTGGGCGATGGCCGCCAAGTCGTTCGGGGAGAACCGCCAGCCGTCTGGAATGCCCATGACTGCCCCGCAAAATTCGGAACAGAACCATCTGTCGGGGCGTTGGCGGATTTTTAAAACCGTGCCGATTGCTCCCGACCAGTCGTATTTCTTGCCCTGTGCCTCCTGCCATACGCGGTCGAGATCTGCGGCGGTAACGCCGGGCAGTTCGATCAAATCCCATTTTTCAGACGGCAAATCCATTTTCTTGACGCGCACGCCGCCGTCGCGGATGGAGGACGAATAGCAGGCGTAGCCGCCGTTGGCGCAGGGGACGGCGATTTCGCAATGGGAGTAGATGCCGCGCGTAATTTTGCGCGTTATCCAATCCCCAAATCTGGCTTTGACTGAGGCAATGCTCCAGCCCTCTCGGTTGCCTTTGTATAAGGCGAGGTAGATCGTTTTTTTAGTCATGATTCCTCCTTATAAATTTCCGTCCAGCCGTCGGAATAGTCGTAGGTTTCAGGCTGTTCCGCCTGTTCCAGCAGGGTGCGATGCCGCTCGGCATTGGCAAAGTCTTTCTGTTCGTCGGCCAACATCTTCAGGCTCAACTCGTCCAAGAGTTCGCGCGTGAGCTTGACGAAGCCGCCGTCCATCGTTTTCCACATCAAATCGGGCGGCAGTTGTGGCAGCGTGCGCATAAAGGTGTATTGCTGGCGGGCTTCATCGGTGCTGTGAAACCACTTGGCAGCCGATTCAACATACACGCCGCCGCGTAGGTTTTCGTGCCGTTTCTGTTTGATGCGTTCCCACACTGAGGCGATGGCGGCGGTCTTGAGGCGGGCAGCATCGGCTTTGCTGATTTTCCATTTTTCCCCGTCCCAAATGTGGTATTCGGATGGGCGCGGCGGTGAAACGGTCAAATCGTCAGACACGATGCAGCCGGAATTGAGGGCGGCGAGCAGCTCGGCGTGTTGTTCGGGACTTACGGGAAGCGCGCCCTCGGGTGCTTGTTCGGGGGTGTCGCAGTCGTAAAAGGCTTGGTCTTTAAAATAAATCGTCATGTTTGTTCTTTCTGTCGGTTTGTCGGCGGTCAGGCGGCTTTGCCTACGGCAAACCATAAAATGCAGGTGTCGGCGCCGGACGCGTCCGCATAAACAGAACCGACCTGCGCAGCGAATTTATTCTTGGCATAGGAGCGAATCACAACGCTTCCGGACATGTTGTCCCAGTACCGCGCATTGGGGAAATAGGCAGAGCTTGCGATTGAATAAATTTCCCTGAAAGCGACGGGGAAAAAGATTTCTTTTTGCCGGTGAACGCCCTCGATCGTCGCCTTTCCCCATTGCATTAAGATGCCGTTTGGCAGCTTGAGCCAGCCGTTCTCGGCGGCGTTGCCGGTTAATGCCATATTCTGCACGGCGGCGGATGCGTCGGTGGCTGCATCGTAGGCGGTTTTCACGGCGGCAGCCGATGCGACTTTGTTGCTGTCGTTCAAATTGACGGCGCTGCTGATATCCCGTGCTAGCAGGACGTTGTGGCCGTCGTAGGTAAGGTTGCCGTCGTGTTTCAAATACAAAACCTTGTTGCTTTTTGAATTCACGGCATACGCGCCGGTGGCGTCCGCGCCCAGCCTGATGTAGCGGTCGGCGGCGGCGTGTGCGGTGCTGGCGCTGGCTTTGATGTCGGATTGGAAGATTTTCGCGCCGGTGATGGTTTGGTCGCCGGTGAGGAAGACGGCGGTGTCGATACGGGTGTTGGCTTGTCCGATTCTGCCCAATACGTTCTCTCCCAGCTCGTCAATGGCGCGGTTGACGGCGGCGGTGGTGGGGGTTTTGCCTGCGTCGGCGGCGGTGTTGCTGATTCGGTCTGCCAGTTGGACGATGCCGGCTCGTGATATAGAGGCGGTCGGAATGCTGAAGGCACTGACGGCATTAGCGGCTTCGGCGGCTTTGTCGTAGGCGGCTTTGACGGCTTTGGGCGTGGCGGCGCGGTCTTCCGCCTGGCTGTCGGTGCTGTTGTCGAGCATGACGATGCCGGCGTGTGATGTTGAGGCGGTGCCGACCGACGGAATATTAATACCGCGCGCCGCGTTGATGGCTTCGATGGCTTTGTCGTAGGCGGCCTTGACGGCTTTGGGCGTAGCGGCGCGGTCTTCCGCCTGGCTGCCGGTGCTGCTCTCAAGCTGCACGATGCCGGCGCGTGATGTGGTGGCGGTGTCGATGGCGTGGGTGTGGCTGCTGCTCTGTACGGCGTTTTGGCTTTGGGCGGTGATTTGGCCGGGCGTACCCAGTGCGATGGTGCGGGACGCGGTCAGGTTGCCGCCGCCCGACAGTCCGTTGCCTGCGTTGACGGCGGTGGTTGATGCGGCTTTGCCTGCCGTTGCTGTCTGAAGGGCTGCGGTTTGGTTTTTGAGCCAGATGGTGCGATTGGCGAGGGCTTGGAGCGGCTGGTTGATGGGCGCGCCCGCGCCGCCTACGACGCTGTCGCCGGGTTCGATGAGGCGCACGGCGGGGTCGAATTGGTTTTGTTCGGTTGCGTTTGCCATTTTTTTAATTCCTTTGCTTGGTTCTTAATTGGTCGGCGCGTCAGGCATTGCCGAAACTGTATTCGCCATCAAATCTGATTTCGCCGTTCCACCGGTGCGGGTTGGCGCGGTAGTCGAGGCGCAGCAGTTGGCAGCGCAACGGCGCGATGTGTTCGAGCAGGGCGCGAATTTGGGCGGCCTGCCTGATGCTGACGGGTCGGGTCAGCACGATGCTGTATTTCGCCCAGTCGCCCGCCCTGCCGCCGAATGATCGGCTGCCGTCGAACAGGGCTTCGCCGTTCCATGTGAACTCGTTGGCGCGCTCGATGATTTGGACTTCGCCCAACTGGAGCAGGCGGAACAGTTGGCGGATGGCGTGGGGCGTGCCTTTGTGGGCGTGGATTTCGTCAAACGCGGCAATGAGTCGGCGCCGCGCTTCGTCGGTCTGCGCCAATTCCCAGCCTTCGGGCGTTTCGATGCTGCGCTGCCAAGCGAGGAAGGGCAGAAAGGCGGGATCGCATCGGGCGGGGTCGAGCTGCCGGTTGACGGCATCGGTATCAAGCGCGGCGGTTTCGCCGTCGGTCAGACGGGCGAGCGCGTGCTGCAGGGGGCTGTTGTTGGACGGGATGGTGCTGTTCATCATTCGCGCTCGGTGGTTTCGGTGATGCGGATATATTCGCCTTCGCCGCAGACGATGTCGGCGGTCGGGCGG